CTCCGGTTTCTTGCTCGGTTTTTTGAAGGGTCTTCGCGGACGAACGTGCCTTTCGTGGTTTGCGAGAGGTCTTTACCGCCTTTGCCGTCGATTCCTCGTTTGCGGCGAGCTGCGGTGTGCTTGACTCGGTATTCTGTGGCTTCCGCCGACTGACCTCTTTTCGTATCGTAACGGCGTTTGTTACGCCGAGCGGTTGCATTGTCGCGGTAATTCTTCGCACTTTTTTTAAGAGTGTGATAAGGTTTTTTGTCAGGACCCATTAGCGTCGAATTGCTTTTTGAACTTCATCAAAATCAATGGTGGGCATAATATCAGCAAGACCGCTGAGAGCAGAACCCTCAACGGCCACACCAGTGATTTCATTTTTGGACAACCAGTCACAAGCTGCTTTTAGATCTTGTGTGGTTGCTTCGCCAGATCTGATTCGCGCTAAGAACTCCTGTGTGATAAGGTTGTGAAGCTCGTTAAATGAGTCCTCACTTGCTCTTTTCTTGCTCATTTTTAGATTTTACGGACACGATAGGTACAACATCGTGACACAACACCTCAACACGGCTGCCAGGTCTAAACTGGAACCCAGCTTTCATGATTTCAGTGCACTTCAAAGCACGGACTAGCTCATAATCTAGGCGAAGTTTTTGCTCATGCTTTCTGGCTATGCTTTTACACAGCTCAATCATGCTGCCATCAAGGGGTACGCTAAAATTAACTTGCATACCAAAGTTGTTACTACGCACGTATCCCGTATGATCGTGCGGAATAGTGTCATTGCCCATGTAAAACGGGCTAAGTTGCATAGTTGCACCATTGCAGCTAACGTTGTTAGCAAAGTATTGTCGAGATGGTGCCCCGTTGTTTTGGAACTGAACGGCTTGATTGGTCACATTGCCCGTAGCTGCTGCTACAGGGTTTGAGCTGTTCTGAACTGTTGGGTCTTCAGTTGCAAGCGCAGGGCTTACTGAGAGAAGACAGACAGCGAGGTAGTAGTGGAGGTTGATTCGATGACCTCGTCGATGCTGATTGATTCCACGACTCCCGCATCCCGAACGACAGTTTCCAGTTGGAACTGTTCTCCGGCTGTATGCACTGAATAAGTTGTAGAGTCGTTCAAAATGTCCCCACTGGGGACTACGTTTGTTCCAGACCATGACTTGTAATCGCCACCCATGATCTCGGTTTCGATAGTTCGCTCGATGTCAACGGTGGTAGTAGTAGTGGATTGCATGCTGCCCTGAGTAAAGTTGGGCGTAACTTGCTGGGCTGCAGCGGGAGCTGCGATGAGAATTAGGAAAAGTAGTTTAAGCATCCTCTTTTTTCTTTTGCATAGGACAGTTGACAGGTTTGCCGTTTCCGTTTTTACTATTGGAAGTGTTTAATCCAAAGGTTGCTAACGCGCCTGTGAATACAGAGGCAACAAAGGTTATGTCGCCCCCACTTTGACCTTTTTTGATCATAGGAATGTCGACGTAATTAAGAGTGATAATAAACCCACTCCACACCACGACACCTAAACGAACAAAAGTACCAAGGATTTCTATATCCTTTTCCGCGTGTTCTTTAACCTTTTTTAAGAAGGGTTTTGTTTCTTTTTTTTCTTCGTTAGTTTGCTCCATGCTTGCTTAAATACAGGCTTCATTAGTGTTACTAGCCATTTGAAAACTGAAGTAGCAGTAAGTGTGGCAGCAACAGAAATAACAGCTGTAGTAGCAGCTGCAGTCATGATTTCAGTTGACGGCATCGGGACTTCTACATCCGTAAATGGCACGTCAATTATCTGTACCTCTTTAGCCTTAGGTGTTTTGTCTGGAGCTTTGTCTTTGTTCTCCCCTTTAACACCTGGCGGTGGCCTAAGGTCGCTAGGAGGCACCACAAGGGGCTTGTAGCTAGGTAGCTTAGCCCTTGGTACCTCCAGCACCGCTTGGGGCAGCTCAGGGGCTGCTGGAAGGGTTAGAGAGGGGAGAACTGGAGGCTCAGTCCAGGGGTCCACCGAACAAACCGCGTTCGATGAACTTGACGGCTTCGTCGTCTACAGAGTTGTCCGTTTGCTCAGCAAGTTTGGTAAGCAGGTCGACAATCAAACGCTTGACTTTGTCAGAGTTGATAAACGAGAAGAGAAGTGGACGGATAAGGGCGATCATTATTTAATAGGGGTAGGCCATGCCGTAGCGATGGCGGGGTTAGCGACAGTTTCAATAACGGCAGCACCGTTTTCGTCAACGATACCTTTACCTTCACTGTCAGTTTTTTGACGATCAATAGTTGCTGAACCAAACAGCAGCTCTTTCAGCGCTGGTACATCTTTGCAAGCATCGATTTCTGCTTGACGTGTGTTGCACGCAGTACGGACTGCAGCGCGGTAGGTGAGCCACTGAGAAGAAACTGCGTAGTCAGTAACCTCAGCAGCCTTTACAACACGCCAATCAGACGGTGTAAGCAAATTGGAAGCTGTAGTCGTTTGCTGTGTATTCCAGTAAGTTTTGAGATCATCAAGATCTTTAGGGTTATCAACACCCCAATAGAAACGTTGATCCCAAGACGCCACAGGGGCGTCCGAGACTTCAACGATACCGATGGCTTGCTTTTCCTTCAAAGAGGTTAAGCGCAGCCAATTAGCGGGATATTGCATCCCGTCATGAACAAATGCCTTGTCATAATGCAAGGTCTTACCATTAAGTTGAAGCATAGTTATTTGTTAATTAGAATGCGCGTGCGTGTTTGAAGGGATTTTCAGCGATTGCAAGGTAAAAATATGGATCATTGCCATCATTAACTGCACCAGCGTTTGATCTTAATTTGAAACCGTTTGAAAGTATGTCTAAAAATAAGGTTTGTGTAACTTCTGTATTAACTTCGTTTGCTGTTAATTTTTGTGTGTGGCCGTTATTATTAGGATCGCGAGCAGTGTCAATTATGATCCAATCTTGACCACTACCTGAGTGACGTATCAGAAGCCATCTAGGTCTAAATCCGGTATAAACAAAAGGACCATTATTAAGTCCGTTGCTTTCATACGAGCCGATTGCAGAATAGCCTTCGACAGGTGAAAAAGCGTATATCAGCATTGTTGCACCAGATGTATTTAGGGATGCATATTGTGATAGATTGCTAATAACACTACTATCTGTTGTATACTCAGCAGTGCTTCCACCTCCGTTTGTGTTGTTTAATCCTTCAATACGAATGTTCGATCCAGTAGCTGTTGTAACTACATACCAGTTGTAGGCATTATCTGTATCCTTAATCAGCAGAAGCTTAGGAGGAGTTGAAAGTCCGTGAGCTATAGAACCACCGCTAGTTTCGTTTCCAGTCCAAGTGATAACACTAAATCCAGCAGACGGATTAGCACGAACGGTTGTAGCGATTGATGGGACGTTGGGAGGAGTGACGTTGGAATCAACCAATCGTTTGCCATCTACACGAACTGACCACAAACCGGATGCATTACCGCCCTCATCTTCAATGAGAATGTTTCCTGTCGTAGTTAGCGGAAGAGTCGCGCCGGAAAGATCTACTTCAGACCAACCAGTTGAAGCCAGTGGTTTGTCATAATAATCCGTGCCGTTAATAGTTATTTTTGTACCATTTTGAGCACCAGTGTGTGGCCTGTTTGTATAGATTTCAAGCTTGCTGTTGATTGTGAGGGAAGAGCTAGTTAAAACATTTCCAGTATTGGAATAGATAGCATTTCCTGAACTCCCCACTGCTGATCCGTCAAAAGCGCCTGCTGCCGATGACATCGTTGAGTTGGTACTCCACGTCTGACTTTGATCGTAAACAGAGCTATTCAGACCACCAACACTAATTGAAGTTGGGTTTGCAGCATCTCCGGCGTCCCAATTCCAACTTATGTAAGTCTTTCCACTGTCGTTGGTCTGTCCACGAACAGTGTGTGCGCCATTAACGGTAAACCCGTCCGAAGTAAACGCTGAAAGACCTTGGGTTTCTGTCTCTTCTGCAGTAGGTCCATTTGAATAAAGTTGCTTTCTGACCCCTCTTACAGAGTCATAAAGAATGTGGTGGTCGCTTGCATTTCGTGGCTTGATCCATGTGAGATCTGGTTTAAATTCAAGTCCTGTAATTGATTGCGTGCTGCCAGTCCCGCTGTAAGTTTTTGCCTCAAAGTAATTTGAACCATTGTCAATCAGTGAGTCGGGAAGGTTCTGCGTGCAGAGTGATTTATAACCAGTTGGAACAGTTTGGCTAAACGGGCGTTGGCCGAAATTGTATTCCCAGGTGGAACTAAAATACCCCCAAGAGTGTGCTACTAATGGTACAGAACCTGGAGTAATGTACTGAGAAAAATCAACAGTATACGCAAGGGTGCCATTTTTGTAAAACTTGACAATGTTGTTATCAGCGTCAAGGGCAACACCGATTAGATCACCATTGTCGTAGTTAGTTCCTGATCCAGCGCTAACACTGCTTTGCCCGGCACGGCGAATTTTGATTCCAGCATTTGCGTGCCAATCTACGTCGAATTCAACCTGCTCGGCAGAACTTGGATTAGATGTACTTGATTGACAAATACCAATTCGTCCGCCAATAGTGTGGGTTTGCATATTAGTGATAGCTTCAGCTTCCCAGTAATACTTTCCGCTTGTTACAGCAATAGTTGACTCATTACGGGATGAGTCTGGACTGGCTACAAACCGCAAGTTTCCGTTTGAAAGGGTGCCTGTGCGCATAGATAGTGGATTTAGTACGGCGTAGTTACCACCGTTGTTACCGCTCGACGCTTGGTAGTTGGTTGGAGAGTCGAGAAGGCTGTCATTACCTGCTCCTGATGCGACTGATAAATTGTTGACCGTCCAAGTATTGCTGTTGCCGCTGCTATCCGTTCCAAGCGCAGCGTTGCTGCTGTTGTCGGAAAATTCAAGGTGAAAACCGCCATCACGTGGGTATGTTCCTTCATATTCTTTTGGAATCCACACACCAGTGTCACTAGAAAATTCACCGAATTCTGTTAGGTATTTGGCGTTTGGAATACCTGTAACAGAACCATCATCATCATCAGTGCTGACAGGAACAGTGTACCCAGGAACAAAATGTACATTGGCTAGGTACATATCACCATAAGTAGCATTGCTGCTGTAATCTAGATACTTGCCGATATAGTGATTAGCGCCATTTGTGTTTATGTAAGACGAATCGTACAATCCCCCGCCAAGCGTTTTAGTACCATACTGTGTGACTTCTATACCGTTTACATAAATCCTTGCTTTATCAAATGAATATTGGTTATAAGCATAAACAACGACAATATGATACCAAGCACTTAAATCACGAAATTTTTGTGACGTATGCAGGTCTACATGATATGAAGACGAAGATGGTCCTGTTTCGCTAAAACGAAGCGTATCATCTGCATTAAAGGCAATAAACCCTTCTCGGTTTGAACCGTTCATTGCCCCAAAAATGGGTTGATTTGCTACTTCAAGCTTTGTCCTTTTTACCCAGGCACTAAACGTCCAATGCGAGTGTGCGCTAGTCGTGCCATTAGTAATTGAAGGTGAACGGCTTAAATTTGCACTGTCACCACCGTTGAAACGCAAGCTGCGTTTAATTTCGTAAGCATCAGCGCCACCGGCTGAACCGGCGGCACCTGCTAGAGCGTTATTAAATACTGGCATATATTAAGTCACGTAGTTAGTGGTCACGTTGCAGGTGATCTTTTCAGAACCTGAGGTATCGTCAAGAACGATGTAATCGATACGGTCAATACCGCCGCTAGTGCCTGTAAGGGTGATACCAGCATCACCACCAACAAACAACATAGTGGTAGGCCAGGAGCCAGTAATTGTTGCAGCAGCAGTTGGTTCAATAAAGATAGAACCAGTCTGACCGTGAGTGTTTGCCAAGTTGCTCAAAGCAATGGTGTAGTTACCAGACGGTTTAAGCAGGAAGTTGTTACTAGCAGCAAAGTCAATGGTGAAAGACGTGCCGGTGTATTCAACAATGTCACCACGTTGTGGTTTGGTAAAGCGTTGGACTTCGTCAGTCTTAGCAGTAGCAGAGTCAAATGCCTGCACAGTGGTGCCGACCTCATCAGCAATTTCTGCAACGACGAAAGCAGTTGTTGCTAGCTGTGTGGTGTTGGTACTAACTGCTGCAGTAGGAGCAGTAGGAGTGCCAGTCAAGGCTGCATTGTTTTTATTAGCCTTAGCATTTAAGGCTGTTGCGTCAGGAATAGTGCTAACAGCAACATCCACATCACCACTGCCAGTGTCATAAGTAAGAGTATTAACTCGGATTTTTCCGTGAGCCATGATTAGTTGATAATTGTAAGAATAGCGTTTTGATCGACAGTGACAGTTGCGCTAGATGCAACAGTTACTTGTGGTCCCATAAAACCAAAGTTGGTGTTACCGGAAAGAGTTTTATTAGAACTAATGGTTTGCGGGGTTTCAAGCTGCTCAGACGTAGTAGCAACTTGGATAAAGCTAAGGTTACCGTTGGTGTCACTAGACAATGCCAAGCCAGTCGTAGAAGGCAGAGCATTAGGCAGCGTCAACGTATAAGTAGCGTTAGCCGAGTGCGGCGGACTCTTGATCTGTACGCCGTGAGAGTTGGCTTCACAATTCAGCTTGATAGAGCCTGAACCACGAGTGCTGTTGCCTTTGACGACAACTACACCAGAACCACCGGGATCAAGATCGATGTCTCGGTTGCCAGTAGAAACGATGTCATAAGTGACAACGTCAAGATCACCACCCAGTTGGGGTGTGGTGTCTTCATTCAAGTTGTTGATACCTGAACCACCCAGTGCGCTGATCGACTGCCAGGTAAGCGTACCTGATCCGTTAGTAGACAGGACGTTGTTGGCAGAGCCGTCAGACGTTGGGAACGCAAGACCGTTGATGTTATTGATCTCACAAAGACCAGATTTCTGGTCAACCACCATGAAGTTACCCACGGTGAACTTACCGTTGTGGTCAGTGCTGGACTGCCACACGGCACCGTTAT